ACTCTGAATTCCCCGTTCTTTATACGACTGCCTACAAATACAGTGTTGTTAATCTGTACTAATGCGGCTGCGCCTCTAGCAACACTGCCTGCTAGTATATTAAAAAACTTTCGTTCTTGTTCAGTAAAACCATCACGGGCTAAATCTGCTTTAATAATATCGCTGGCCTTCATCTTTGGCTGCATTGCTTTTTCCATCTGTGTATTCACAAGTGGGACTGTGCCGCCTTCAGCCATTTCCACTTCTTCTTCTGGTTCTTTTTCGTTTTCAACTTCTTCAAGCAACTCGTCAATGTCAGACTCAAACTTTCCGTCATCTGGCATTGTTGCTTCTTCTGAGTTGCCCATTTGACCCATTGCTTCCATCTTAGCCAAACCTTCTTTGGCTATCTGACGCATCTTCATTAAACGATCAAGACCGATAAACCTAACCACATCAGCAGGGAATACAAACTCTCCTTCACTTAGTTGTGCAGGAATGTCATCCCTTACTTCTTTTTGTGTAGAACCCGGGGGCACATCATTGCCAGATACTGGATCTACTGTGCCACCTTCATCATACAAACCACCTTCAGCCATACCCACTTGACCGGGAACGTTAGGTGCAACAGGAGCACCAAGACCCGGGGGAACATTGGTGTCTTGTTTCATTGGGTACAATGTAGAACTATTGGTTATCTGTTGTTCCATTAATCTCTTCTTTCAATAGTTTCATTTGTCTCAAAGCATAAATAGAACCTTGAGCGTGGTAAATATCTACAGGATCTTTAGATTGCTCTAGCTTCTTTTGCTGCATGGCAATTTTGTAGTCCAGCATTTCACAGAATGCTTTCCACTGCCCTGCACTTGTTAGAATCTTAAGTTTCCAGACGTACTGTTGCTGCTCACTCATTTACTGAATACCTCCCATCATCGGTGGTTGTTGTGGTTGTGGTTGGGGTGCTGCTTGTGGGGGTGCAGCACTAAACCCCTGTTCTCCGGGCACTGGAGCCTGCCCTATGCCGATGTTGCCTCCCCCAGTACCTGCGGTATCCTGAACCCCGGGAACGCCTTGTGGAGGCATTTGAGGGGCTTGCTGAGGTTGATTCTGTTGGATCAATGCTGCCTGCCTTGCTGCCTCCTCAATGCTGTTGGTTACCTTGTCTGGATCAAGATCCATTGCCTTGGCAATCTCACGGATGATATAAGGGAACTTAGCAAAGGGCTGAAGAGCAGGACTACTTGCTACCTGCAAGAACTGCATCAATCGTTGGCTACGTACTTCGTTAGCCATCAAGCTTTCAGTACCCCGTGCCTTAACTTCCAAGTCACCTTTGATAGATGGATCAAAGTCAAACTGCATGTTGAAGCTAAAGAATGCTTCACCCATAGGACGCAGCAGATAGTCATCCACATTCTTGATTACAGTTTTAATGCTACCAGACGCTGCATTCATCAGCATACTGATACCACTTGCTGTACGTCCTACGCCAGATACTCCGGTTTGTCCGTGAGCAAACGACGGAATGCCAGTAGATTCATCTGCAAGCACACGGGCTTTGTCAAACAACTGCAGGTTTTCGTTTGATACGTTGGGGAACTTAGTACCAAAGATAGCTTGACCCGGAGCACCACCTTGCCTACGGAATACTTTACCCGGGTAGATAGAAAGATCCTGCCCCGGCACTAGGTTTGTCTCATCCACTTCAAACACCAAGTTGCCTGACAGTACAGCATTATCAACTGCCATACGCATAAAACCATTCATCAGCGTTTGAGTATCGTCCATATTTTCAGCCACACCAATACCAAACATAGAGTATGGGTTCAACTCATACGGAACGACATAGTAAGGAATACGAGCAGGCTTAAACGGATTCAATACCATACGCAAGATTCTGTCATTACAGAACCACACATTGGCTTGAAGTTCGTCTAAATCTTGTAGATCTTTTGGAACAGGTACGTTGTGTTCGTCAAGGAACTCACGGCTGATAGCACCCCAGTACTCAAGTACTTCAAAACGATCTACACCGTGGTTTGTTTGATAGTCACTGAGATCATCCTCCCAGTATTTTTTAAGATATGCTTCACCACTTGCAATGACATCCTCAATTACATTGTGACGAAACATAGGACGCTTCTTAAGTGCACGTAGTTGTGAACGAGACATCTTATGCCGTTCGATTACATACTGTGCTTCGTCCATGTTACTGGCATCAGGATCGGGATAGAAGTTCCAAACACTGACATGCGAAGTAGCAGGTACTGTTTTGATCACAGGATCATACTCACCTGTCTCACCCCAGTTGGGATACTCTTTATCTACAGCAAACGGCCCCTTCATTACCCCAGTACCAAACAATGCCATCTCAAATGCCGCAGACCTTAGTTGCTTGTTGGCATTGCTTTCATCTAACTGGTCATGGATTTTCTTTTCCATCTTCTTAGCCGCAATCATTGCTGGGCTAAAGGTGACTGCTGTTGGGGTAAGTCCCGGGCCTTCTCTTAAACCAAGCAGATTGCTTAGCTTGTTACGCAAAGGGCCAAGCCGATCAGATAGTGTCTTTGCTGTAGCCCCCGGAGGCAGTTCTCTGCCATCACCCCTGTAGCCATATGGAGACTCTTCGTAGCCCTCGCCTTATTCCGGGGGGCCGGGGTTCTTCATATCGATATGTACATCTTCAACTACACCTTCCGGTAAAACAGTTGGCTCTACAGACAACGGAAAGTTATTGTTTGCAAACAGTACGTCAATGATCTGCCCGTATGCTGCAAGTGTCTTTGTCTTTGTTACCTTGATAAAGACACGGCTTTTTTCTGCTTCAGTAAATTGTACATCCGAGCCGTAGATACCACGGTAATTACGATAAGCTTTTACCCATCGCTCTTCGTCCATCCTCCGGGTGTCTTCAGCTTTAGTGAACTTCTCTTTGATAAAACTAATTACAGGGGATACAAACAGTTGTTCCCGTGTTTCATCAGAAACATCTTGAAGACTCATGCTGTCTGAATCAATAAAGTTTTCGTTTGCCATTATCTTTCTTAGTACCCCATAGTTGGATCAGCAGGTATAAACGTATTACGTCTAGCACTAGCTGGATCATAATCAAACACACTAAACCTTGGTCGGCTCATTATACCATACCGAAGTGCGTCATATAAGTGGTCAAATTTAACCTTGGTATCAATGTCCTCAGGGTTACTTTTGTCCAACGGCAATATTGGTAGCTGAGAAATTAGGTTAGTGCAGTTGTTAAACAACACTAACCTAGGTTCTTCAGTGAATTCATCTATCTGCAACCTACGATGTATCTCATTCTTACCTGCCACCCTAGATCCTGCTGACCTATCTGATGGCCTCCACCTACACCCCTGCATAATCATCTGCTCTGCTAGGGATGGGCCGGTGTCACCACGCTTATGCCAGCAGCTAGAGTCCAATACACCGTACCTAATCTGCCCATCATTCTGTTCTAACTCTAAAACCATGTTAGCCAAGTCTTTTGCTAGCACTTTGCTAACGTACAACTCCCTGTAAACTATGAGTTGTTCTGCGGGAGTAACAGCGAACCAAAGAACAGCGGAAAAAGAACCATAACCATAGTCGCATGCACGAAACTTAATCCAATTTCTTGGTATGTCATATGGGTCAACAACGTGTATGGCCCGATTGAACTCGGGGAAAGCTGCTCCTTCTGATACATCCCAGTTTCCTTCTAGTAATTGCTTGCGTTGGTGCTCAGGTAGAGACAAAAGCATAGTCTCATAGTCACCCTGAGCAGACAAATACGGGTTATCAGACAACAAAGCAGGTATAAACCTGCGTTTAAATAGAGGTTGCCCCTCTTTACTGTGTCCTACTGGGTAGACTAGTGTCTCACCTGTCTCAATATCCGTAGCATAAAAGCTTTTTCCTGCTGGTGCCGGGTCAATAAACATCTTTTTAACCCATGCATGACCGGGGCCACCCGGGTTTGTAGTCGCTCTCATGTAGATCGGCAGGTCTGAAGCCGTACTACGCAAGCGAGAACGCATGTAATTCCATGCAAATGGGGTAGACCACTGCGTTAACTCGTCAAAACCTACCCAACTAAACGCTAGACCCTGATATCTAAGTACGTCTTCGTCCCTATCAAGGTAAGAAAACCACAATCTAGCCCCACTGGGGGCAACCCATTGCATCTTTCTCTCTGACCATTTGATGCCGGGGTAAATTTTGGGGTACATCTCTTGGCTTTTCCAGATAAGTTCTCGCAATTCCTCTGTGGTATGTCGTAATAACAAGCCACTAAACTGCGGATGACCCATGTAACGTAGTGGATCTGCCAACATTGCATAGCTCTTACCCCCTCCTGCTGCCCCACCATACAAAACTTCACGTTCCGATGCTGCTAAGAATACTGACTGAGGCCCGGAATTTGGCTTAAATACTATGTTCTGCTCTGCAATCTCCGGGGGTAGTACAATTTGCTCAGTATGTTGAGTGATTTCACTCAATGGATCTGCTACTTCTTCAATCGTTATCTGCGGTTGTGGCTTGCTTTTCTTTGTAGCCTTTGGTCTTCTCATATTTGGCTGCGAGTTTGATGGCCTTTTCGATCCTTGCGGCCCATCCCCTAAGTGCGCCAGCTTTTGCCCTTTTGTCGTACTCATCTCTTATTCGTTTTAACAGCCCTGTGTGAGATATACTCCTACCGGTTACCTTTGTTAGCCATGCAGCCACATGCCGTGAAGAGTACCGCTTTAAGTAGTCCTTGGCTTTTTCTAAAGCCTCTAGTTCGTTCGGTATGGGGTACAGTAAATAATCATCCCCTTCTTTTAACTCATAGCCAAATGGTACTTTCCTGTACCTAGATAGCATTGGTATGGGCATATACTCCCCAGTCTCTGCTACATCTTTTGGCTGAGGGAGGATGAATTTACCAGCACTCGTCCTTCTCTCAAATGCCATTATTCCTCTGCGTCTTTTTCCTTAGGTGGGAGAATCATCAACCCATTGCTGGATTCTACCTGAACCTTCTCTGTTTTGACAAGTCCTACACGGTCAAGCAAATCTTTAGCAGCACTCAGCTTGTCCCGTAATCCCAGTTCAGTAGGATCAATCATGCCACTAACCAAAGACATAGCAGCACGTGGGGCATTACGAGCCATATAAAGCTGCGTACGATCCATGATCTCTTCTTTGAGACTCTTGATTATTTCAGACGTGCCGACACTATCAGCATAGCCTGCTAGCTTCTTAGCATGTACAACATCCCCACCGGCCTCTTCAAAGAGTACCTCTAGGAATTTCTGTTGGCGTTCTGTTAGTTCTCTCATTTATTCTTTTCCTTTAACCTAATAAGTTATTTCCTATACTTCTTTACTTTGCTGGAAATTTCTTTAGGCTGTTTAACAAATTGCTTGCCTGCCTTAGTGCCTTCTCTTTTAGCTTTAGTAGTTGCTGCATATTCATTTGCAGATAAAGCCTTGATAGCCTTTTCAGGTAAATATCTTTCACCCGTTGCGCCCGGGCCTTGAGTTGAAGGCTTCCCACTTTTAGTTCTCCATTTTTGTGCTGTCCAATCTTTAAGGGACTGTTGAGTTTTCTTAAGTGACATTTTTTTTAAAGCACCCATATTTAATTACAGCATTTATTTTTTCTTCATTTAATGAAGCCGCATACCTATCTGTCACTTCTTCTATACGTTGATCACATTCTTGCTTTGTTGTAAATGTTTTATACTGCTCATCTACAATTTCAGCACACCCAAGTGTGGCTGTACAAATGATCACCACCATGTACCACACTATTTGTATCCACCACCTTTGGCTTTGT